ACTGTTGCTCCTACTACAGTACCACCAACAACTTGTCCTCCAGCTACTTACTCTACTAACTTTAGTGGAGTTGATGAATTAGATGATTGGACAGAAGAATTTCGAGCTAGTAGTATTACCTTATCAATAGTTGATTCTACAGCTGATCAACGTGTTGGGACTAAGGATTTAGAATTTGTAGGGGCTAGCTCAAATAGAAAAGTTATTACCTATGATCCAGCTGGGATTTCTGAAGATCAAGAGGCTCTAGTTCTAGTTAATGGTGCTGACTTTTATGGTATAAGCCAAGGGTTTAGAATCTTTCTAAGGGTAAGTGGGTCTGAAGGTAATGAAAATGGTTACTACTTAAATTTCTATAATTCTGTAGATTATATTACCTTATCAAAATATGTTAATGGGTCAGCTACTTCTATACTAACATCATACATTGATTTCTTTTCTTCTGATAAATGTTACTGGCTTAGGTTTAGGGCTGAAGGTACTTCATTAAAGGTTAAGTTTTGGGATGCTAATTCTTTTGAGCCTGTTGAGTGGGCAATTGAAGAAACTGATTCTAGTCTATCATCTGGTAAAGTCGGTATTGGTAGCTTTTCTGCTAGTACTATTCATATACAGTATTTTGCTTGTGGAGTCTGTGGAGGGTCACCAAGTGTTCCTGCATTAACTCATGATAGTGTAGTAGGTTATGTACCTAAGCCATTACCTACAGTTGGTACATCTATAGGATGGGCTAGACTCTTTCCATTTATCATAGGTGCTGATGCTGATGGAAAGTATATACATAAAGTCTCTATATACTATGGCACTAATAATGGATCAAATAGGGTAGCACTATATAAAGGCTCTGATAAAACAGATCCTACTGATGCTGTATTAATAGAAGATTTTGGTAGGTATACTCCTACAGCTGATCAGTATAATGATATAAGTCTATCTACTCCAGAGATAGTATCTGAAGGTGATATATTCTATATAGGTCTTAAGGGTGATGGTACTTATGGGTCTGATACTATTAGCTTTCACGATAGGATACTTGCAGGTAATTATCAGACAGCTAATGGCTCTGGTAGGTGGGATATATCAGTTGGTGAGTCAAATGATCCAGATACAGCTTGGTCAGCTAATCTATCTGGCGACACTATGTCTCAAGATGATTATTGGTATGGGGCTAAGTTACTTATTAGAGATGATAATACTACAGCTGCTCCTACGACTGCACCAGCTACTACAGCTACAACTGCACCGCCGACTACAGCATCACCAACAACTGTTGCCTCAACTACTGAAGCGCCAACAACCAGTGCCCCTACAACATTAGCACCGACAACTGAAGCTCCTACAACATTAGCTCCAACAACACTTGCACCCACAACAGCTGCACCCACTACCTCACCTCCAGTAACTTATGAGACTGACTTCTCAGAGTACTCTACTGGTTCTCCTCCAAGTGATTGGACTGAGCGATGGGGTGTTTCTTTTAATGATGCTGATGTAATAGCTAATGTTGATGATGGTGCTATAGGAGATAATAAGCTTACTTTAAATGGACCTACAAACTCCAGAGCTTTTTTATCTTGGGATGACTGTGATGGTGTAGTTAACCCAGATATTTTAGCAAAGTTTGACCTTGGGTCAATGGAGGATTTTAAGGTTCAGATTCATGCTAGAGGTTCAGGATCTAGTGGCAGTGAGAACTCCTACCACTTAGTAATTGGTGATAATGCTACAAATACTGATTTTGCAATACGGAAATTTGTAGGTGGGGTAGCTACTACTATCTCTAGAGTAGATGGAACACCTCAAGATGATACTGAGGTATTTGTAAGATTTAAGCTAGATGGTACTTCTTTAAAAGCTAAGTGGTGGAATATAAATGAGATTGAGCCAGAAGAATGGCTTATTGAAACTACAGACTCAGATATCTCAAGTGGTGGATGGATAGGTCTAGGTACCTATTCTGGTCTTTATGATTGCCACTGTGATTACTTTGCTGTTGGAGATGGTGAGTCTCCACCTTTTCCACCATCTGGATGGAGTTGGAGTGAGGTAGAAAAATACTTTGGTGATATTAGGCCTTTTTCAGGTTCCTATAATGTAAATATTAATTCTGCCAGGGCTATGGGTGGTCAGTTTGGCTCTGATGATAAGTGGATAACTGGTGCAAGAATATGGGTATCAGTAGAACATAATAGCCAAGTACGAGTTGCTATTTATTCAGGTGGTAGTCTTTCAACAGGGCCAGTTGGTGCTGATCTTGTTGTTGATCTTGGACAGACTTCTGGATCAGGAACTAACCAATGGGAAACACTTAGTTGCTCTCCTGTAGCTGTACCTAAAAATGCTCCACTTTGGTTAGCTATAAAAGGCAATGATAGTGGATTTAGAATAATTTATCAGGGAGAAGGTGACAATGCTCTTTGTGGTGACTGGCAGCCAGCTAATGGTCGCTGGAGTACTACATCAATAGATTATGATGAAGCAAATGCTTGGGGTGACCCTTGGCCTGCTGATGCAGGTGGTAGTTTTGATGACTACTGGATGTCTGGTTGGCAGATTATTTTACAAGATCATGATGCAACTACTGCAGCACCAACAACAGCAGGTCCTACAACTGAGGAACCAACAACTCTTGCTCCAACGACAGAAGCTCCAACTACAGTTTATCCATCAACTGTACCACCAACAACGCTAGCACCTACTACGTTAGAACCAACAACCTTAGCTGGGACGACTGTAGCACCGACGACTGTTGCACCTACAACAATGGGGCCTACTACGACCGCTGCAACAACCTTAGCCCCATCGACACTAGCGCCTACTACGTTGGCCCCTACGACAGTAATTCCGTCAACTGTCACGCCAACTACTCCAGTGCCAACCACTCCCGCACCTACCACACCAGGTGTGACTACCTTGGCACCGACGACCTTGCCATCGTCCACAGGCGCGCCTACGACATCGTTAGTGACTACAGTCGTACCAACTACGGTTGTTAGCACAGTTCCTCCAACAACTAGTGCTCCAACAACTACACTAACAACAGCGGTACCAACTACACCACCGCCAGTAGTATGTACTCACTATGAATACTCACTTATCAACGATGAAGATGTTGATTCTCTAATCGTTGATGAAGGTACTTTAATCTCACTAATTACTGATGAAGACACACTTGAATCAGTAGTATGTTAGGTGGAAAACTATGAAAGTATTTGTGGATGACACAGTCAGGTTAAACTTGAACACTGGTAAAGATGTATCAACCTTTACTACATTCAAGATTAAATACAAGAAGCCTGATGGAACTCAAGGTAGATGGACTGCTGCTTTGTGTGGTACTAGTAATCTCTGCATCTATGCTGATGTACAGTTTGATGTCAGTGGAGTTTGGCAAGTCCAAGCTTTTGTGCAGAAGGTTGGTGAATACTATCATGGCTTCTGGGCTGATGTCAGAGTCTATGATGCATTAGCTCCGTTGTCGACTGTTCCGCCTACAACAGCTCCGCCAACGACAACTGCGCCGACAACATAGATGTTTAAATTATTTAATTAACTGGGGAATCAAAATGCCTTACATCGTACAGGGTGAACCATCTTACCAGGGTGACAAGCCTGATTATGAAAAAGAGAACTTTGACTACGAGTATCCTAACGATCTCGATCTAAAGCCTGGTTCTAAGTTTCATGACACGCTTGCGGCTAAGATCTATCGACGAGCTCAGGAATCCCGTGCTGAAATGTCAGCTCGCTATCCTTCATGGAGAAAGATGGATCAGGTTCTGACTACCTACATCCCTACAGATGATGCTGAGAAGAAATTAAAAAAACAGGATAGTCGGAAACCTATATCAATCGTCTTTCCTTACACCTATTCAATGCTCGAAGCATTGTTGACTTACATGACTATGGCTTTCTTTCAAGACCCTATCTTTCGCTACGAAGGTGTTGAAGATAGTGATACCATAGGTGCATTACTTCTTGAGAATGTAATCAGGTTACATTGTATCAAGACTAAAGTAGCACTTTCACTCCATACTGTATTTCGTGATGCCTTTGCATATGGTATAGGTGTTGGACTTCCTGGATGGCAAAGGATCTTTGGCCGTGTACCTATTAAGTCAACTGTAACAAGCGATAGCGAGATTGGTAATGCTACTCAGGAACTATTAACCTTCAAAACTGATATGGTCTTTGAAGGTAATGATCTGAGTAACATCGACCCTTACATGTGGCTGCCTGATCCTACTGTATCAAGTGACAAGATGCAAGAAGGTGAATTTGCTGGATGGATCGAGCGTGACAATATCATGAATATGCTTTCTGATGAACAGCATGATGATAACATCTTTAATGTAAGATATGTCCGACTTAAGAAAAATAAGATGTCAACTCTATCCAGAGACCAAAGCGATAGAGGAAAGAAGACTGGTAAGTCTTCTGACGATGGAAGAGGTCGGACCACTTCTACGAACCCTGTTGACACGATTAAGATGTACATCAACTTGATACCTAAAGACTGGAAACTGGGAGAAAGCGAGTATCCTGAAAAATGGTTCTTTGCTCTGTCTGCAGATGATGTGATCACAAGTTGTCATCGAGCTAACCACAATCATGGTATGTATCCTCTAGCAGTAGCTTCACCAGAGTTCGACGGTTATTCATCAACCCCCTTTGGAAGAATGGAGATACTCTATGGGCTACAAAACACTCTTGACTTTCTCTTTAACTCTCATGTTTCTAACGTGCGTAAGTCTATTAATGATATGCTGGTTGTTGACCCCTACCTTGTCAACATCAATGATCTTAAAGACCCAGAGCCTGGAAAGCTCATTAGGCTCAGACGCCCAGCATGGGGACATGGAGTCGACAAAGTCGTCCAACAACTCACTGTCCAAGATATTACACGAGCCAACATCGCGGATAGTGCCTATATCACTCAGTGGATGGACAGAATATCTGGTGCCGATCAGTCAATGCAAGGCTCCCTACGTCAGGGAGGTCCAGAGCGACTAACTCGATCTGAGTTCCAAGGCACTCGAGGTTCTGCTGTCAGTCGTCTACAACGTCTTGCTATGATTATAGGTCTTCAATTCATGCAGGATGTTGGAACTATGTTTGCTGTTCATACGCAACAGTATATGTCAAAAACTACTTATGTCAAAATCACTGGTCAGTATGAAGAACAACTACTCCAAAGGTTTGGTAAAAAGCGAGTACCAGTCTCGCCTATGGATATAGCAGTTAACTACGATACTCTGGTTAGAGATGGTTCAATTCCTGGAGGTAACTTCTCTGAGTCTTGGATCACTCTATTCCAGACTATCGCAACAACGCCTGAGCTTCATCAGCAGTTTGACATATTCAGACTGTTCACTTACATTGCTCAACAGATGGGTGCTAAGAATGTTGATGACTTTAAGAAAGTCGTTGATCAAACTCAGATTCAGCAAATGCCTGATGAGCAGGTTGAACAGCAAGTTCAGGCCGGTAACCTTGTACCTTTGGAGGCGTGATGCAAGACTTAACAGAAGTGCAGGTATTATCTAGTATCGGTGAGCTTGAGGACTTTAAGGAGTCAACCATCTGGGCTGATTTCAAGAGGGAACTCAAGGCTTGGAAAGAAGGCTTTGAAGCCGAGAACTTAACCATAGTGGACAATGCAGCTAGCGAGAACCCATCAACAGCTAATGTGTTGCTTCACTTAGGTGACATCAATGGAAGGGTTAAAGCTGTAAACTACATGCTCTCACTGCCAGATGTTTTTATAAGCATCATAGAAGGGCAAAAAGACACTAACATTAACGAGGAGAAGGAGGTTAGCGATGGGGAGTAGAGAGATCAATGATATGCTGGACGCTTTGGAAGGTTCCGTTGGCACAGACGCACCGACAACAGATCAGCCTGAGGTTAAAACTGATCCGCCTTCAACTGATCCACCTTTCGATGAAGGCGATGAAACTGATCCACCGGTGACAGATGAACCTGAAACTGATGCTCCCACTACAGACGCTCCAGATGACGAACTCAGTCGTTACAAGCGTGAGAATGATGAGCTTCGTGCGAAGATCAACGAACTTTCAGCGCCCAAAACTAAAGCACCAAAGACGGATGCTCCTACAACTGATGCGCCGATTGATGAAGAAGACTTTGTGAGTGATATGGACTTGGAGGACCTAACCAGTGATCCATCTAAACTCAACCAAGTTCTCAATTCAATCTACAAGAAAGCTGTGGAAACTGCGAGGTCCTTCAGCCAGTCTACCTTAAGGAACATTCCAGAGCTTATTGACAGCACGCTGACGACGAAGGAGAAATTGACAGCATTGACGGAAAACTTCTACAAAGAGAATGAAGACCTCGCTGGATTTAAGAAGACCGTTGGTGTAGTCTTTGGTGAACTGGCTCAGGAGAACCCTGATAAACCCTATGATGAGGTCTTGAAAATGACTGGTGAAGAAACTCGTAAGCGTCTTGGGCTTGAGAAAGGTAAAACCAAGCCCAGGAAGAAATCAGACGACGATGATCCTCCGCCACTGCCGAGACGCAAAGGTAGACGATCAACGCCTAAACCCAAAGAGACTAACCCTCTCGCAAACGAAATCGACGAGATGAATAAAACGCTCATCGGTTAATGGAGGTAACAAATGAGTCTTGAAGACAGAGGTGCACAACATGACAAGGTAGTGGTTGACAAATACCACGACCCTGTAGCCGACTACGTTATGACCACTCGAGACTATGTCATGCGGCCTGACTCGAGTGCTGGGGCAATTACTCTTACCCTCCCGCCTGTCGCGGAGGCCAAAGGTCGCTGGTATTCGATCATCTCTCGTGGTGGCCCTGGTGTTACTATCCAGGACAACAACGATGACAGTGAATGCTGGCAGGGTGACATTGTTCTCAACAACCAGTGCGATCGTTGTCTGCTTTACAGCGATGGCCTGGCCTGGCATCCGATTGGAGCTCCTGGTGAGTGGCCTGGTTTCAGTACTACTGTGGCTCCTGGCACTACGACTCCGCCGACCACCGCAGCTCCTAGTACAGCTGCTCCGACTACCACTGCAACTACCGCTCAGGCTTAATGGTAGCTGAACTCTAACAGTTGGTTAAATGATTTAATCAACTTTCACATACGGAGGTATTAAAATGTTTCTTGGAATGAGAGGAACCGGTGACTGGGTCACCAACCAACGTCCTGAAAACTGGCGACAGCAGATTCTTTATCTGTACCCGAATGGCATGGCCCCTTTGACGGCCATCCTTTCCATGCTCAGCTCTGAAGCTGTAGATGATCCGCGCTTTCACTGGTGGACTCAGACGCAGTCAACTGTGCAGGGTGCAGTGGCTGGTATCTTCACTGATGCAGCTCTGACAACTGCTTACGTTACTGGCGCAGTAGCTGGTAACACTCTGTTTGTTGTGATTGACACTACCCTGTCAAACCGTGTCCGTCAGGGCCATCAAATTCTGCTGCGTGATCAGAGTGATTACTCTGTTGACGTAGTCGGCAAGGTCACCAGTGTCACTCGCGGTGCTATCACTGCTGTCCTGGCTGTCAAGCTTCTCGAAGCTGATGACAACTCTGCCAACAATGATCTGTCCGACTGTGACTACTTCAAGATCATTGGTAACATTAACCCTGAGGGTGGCGAGATGCCTGATGCCATCGCCCTCAATCCGGTCGAGGTGTATAACTACACTCAGATCTTTCGGACGCCGCTTTCGATCACTCGTACCGCCAAGAAGACTCGTCTTCGCACTGGTGATCAGTATCAGAAAGCCAAATCCGAAGCCCTGGAAATGCACTCCTGGGAAATGGAGCTGGCGTACCTCTGGGGTATTCGCTCTTCCAACATCGGTGACAATGGGAAGCCTGAGCGTACTACGATGGGTGTGATTAACTTCATCCGTCAGTTCGCGCCGGCCAACTGTGATGACTTCTCCACGAACCCCACCTACTCTGGTACTACCTGGGCAGCTCAGGGTGAGAACTGGCTCGGTATCATGCTCGAGCAAATCTTCCGTTACGGCGCTGAAGAGAAACTCGCCCTGGTTGGTTCTGGTGCCTTGCTCGGCATTGATGCTATGGCCAAGGCTGGTGGTCAGATCAATCTGCAGCCTGCTCAGAAGGTCTACGGTATGCAGATTCGGGAACTCATCACTCCCTTCGGTTCCATCTACCTGAAGACTCATCCGCTCTTCAGTCATGATGTGACTACCCGCAATATGATGGTTCTGCTCGAGCCGAAAGAGCTGGGCTATCGCTACATCGACGACACTTCGTTCTACGGTGAAGGTCAGCAGAAGACCCATCCGTCTGGATACGGAGCTCGTCGGATTGACGGACTGAATGAGGAGTACCTCACTGAAAGCGGCCTGGAATTTGGCTTGCCGCAGAAGTGCGCTGTCCTCAACGGTGTTGGCGTAGACAGCACAGTATAGCTAACCTCCTCAGCGCCAACAGGGACTGGGCTGAGAATGGGCTTGGCCCAGTTCCTTAAATTATTTAATTAACTGGAGGTGCGAGATGGGAAATGCAGCTAATTTAGTAAAAGTCTTTGCCGACAGAATAACTAATGCTCTTAAGACCATCGAGTATGAACATCACGAGATTCATGATGGAAGATCGTTTGTTATAGATGATCTTAGAAACATAGATACTGATTCAGAGAATTGGTTAATAGTAGTTCCTGATTCTAACAGACTCCCTCATCTGGTATTTGAGTTTGTCTGTACTGGTGAGTTCCTTGTTAATGTTCAAGAAGGTGTTAACAGGAATGGAGTTACTGAACTAACTGCTATTAATCGAAGTAGAGGATCAGCGAATACTGCTGAGACAAAAATCTACCGAGGAGTAACTGGAGTGTCTACTGGCACTAACATCCTCAACAGACGTGAAGGATCAACTGGTACTAATGGTAAAACTGAATCAGGTGGTGGTGCAAGAGCTAACAATGAGTTTATCCTTAAACGAAATACTAAATACCTAGTCACAGTAACAACCTATGCAGATGTCTATGTCAATGCCATCTTTGACTGGTATGAGCATGATGCGAAAGGGATGTAACCATGAACTTCAGACAGATCAAAGCAGTGTTCAGGAACTTGTCAGGCCGCTATGATCTTGTAGACGATGACGCTGATGAGACCATTGAACACTTGATCAACGAAGCGAGTCGAACACTTGATCGAAGTGGTGAGAATCCAAAGTCGTGGGGATCACACTTTGAACAGCTAGCTATTGATTCCTATGTTGTTAGCATACCTTTGTGTAGAGCTATAAAAGAAGTCTGGGTATCTACAGCTAG